GTGTACTGGTGGTAGTCGAGGTATAATAGCTGGTGGTAGGTCTAATGTAATAGATTATATAACAATCGCTACTACCGGAAATGCTATTGACTTCGGTGACCTTACTGTTTCTAAAACTTATCACGGAGCTTTAAGTAACGGAATTAGAGGGGTGTTTGCTCCTGATGGTAGTGCTAATGTAATTGATTATGTAACAGTAGCGACTACAGGAAACGCTACCGACTTCGGAGATAGGACAACAAGTGGGGATACATATGGAGCAAATGGCGAAACTAGAGGTCTTTTTGCTGGTGGTGGTGGAAGTTATTCAAATATAATAGATTATATAACAATCGCTACACCCGGAAACGCTACCGACTTCGGGGATTTAACAGTAGGTAGAGGTTATGTTGGTATGGGAACATGTGAAAGTCTTACTAGAGCATTATTTGTGGGAGGTGGAGCTGCATCAGGACCTAATATATCGGATATAATAGATTATGTAACTATAGCTACACCCGGTAATGCCACAGACTTCGGTGATCTTACAAATGAGGTTTACTCAAGTAATTCTTGTGGAAATGGTACTAGAGGTGTATCTGGTGGTGGTAGATACCCAGCTAATGGTGGTAATAACTTAAATGTAATGGACTATTTCACAATCGCTACACCTGGGAATGCTGTTGACTTTGGCGATCTGTTCCAAGCTGTTCATATCATGGCTAGTATGTCTGGAGATTAATAAAAACAACTTTATGTTCATGAGTAACAATACAACAAGATAACTTCAAAGGTTTAACTATGGCATATCCAGATTCATCAATTACATCAAGAACACTATTACAAGATTATTGTTTAAGACGATTGGGACATCCCGTTATTGAAATCAATGTGGATGATGAACAAATGTCTGATCGTATGGATGATGCACTTCAGTATTTTGCTGAATATCATTTTGATGGTGTAGAGAAAGTTTTTCTTAAACACACAGTAACACAAACTGATATTGACAATGAATATATTGCTATGGCTGACCCTGTTATTAGTGTTATAAGAGTTTTACCTATTCCAAACTTTAATGCATTTCAAACTGGTTTCTTTAATGAAGAATTTCAATTGCGTATTCAGGACTTGAATACATTTAGTGGTTCTTCTTTAATCAACTGGCAGATGTCATTACAAAACTTTTCAATGGTAGATCATTTATTTACTGTTAATGCTACTGTTCTTTTTAATCGTAAACAAAATAAATTATATTTAGAAACAAATTGGTCTGAAAAATTTACTGTTGGAGATGTTCTTATTATAGAAGCCTATCGTATATTAGACCCCAATACATATACAGAAGTATATGATGATATGTTTTTAAAGAAATATTGTACGTCATTAATTAAAAGACAATGGGGAGAGAACTTAAAGAAGTTTGAAGGAGTTCAATTGCCGGGTGGTGTTACACTTAACGGCAAAACAATCTATGATGAAGCTGTAGACGAGATTAATAAGATAGAAGAAGAAATGAATCTTAAATGGGAACTTCCACCTGATGGGTTTATAGGCTAATGGCAACTAATTTATATTTCAATAATGTACAATCTAACGCAGAACAAGAATTAATAAACTCCTTAACTAGTGAAGTAATAAAAGTACACGGAATGAATGTGTATTATATTCCAAGAACTTTAGTTAAAGAAGATGTGTTGCTCGATGAAGATGTATTGGCCAAGTTTTCTACTGCGTATGAAATTGAAATGTATCTTAAAACGACTGAAGGTTTTGGTGGTGAAGGAGATTTGGTTAGTAAGTTTGGTTTGGATGTTCGTGATGAAGTTATATTCACAGTTCATAAAGATAGATTTGAACTTGCAACAGATATGTCTAAACCATTGGAAGGAGATTTAGTTTTCTTACCAATAAGTAAAGGATTATTTGAGATTAAATTTGTAGAACACGAACAACCATTTTATCAAGCTGGAAAGAATTATAGTTTTGATATTACTTGTGAGTTGTATCAGTATAGTGAGGAGCAATTAGAAACTGGTATTGCTGATATAGATAATATTGAAAGAGAACAATCAGCTGCTATTGATTTGATTATGACTGCTGGTGGTAGTGGAACATTTAGTGTTGATGAATCAGTTTATCAAGGAGCAAGTCTTGCAGCCGCAACTGGTAAGGGTGTTGTTGTTAGTTGGGATTCTTCAACAAGAGCATTAAGAGTTAATGACACATCTGGAACATTTGCAGCTTCAACTGATGTTACTGGTGATGTAAGTGGTGCAGTATGGTCGCAGGCATCGGCCGCAGACTATCAAGAATTACCAACGACACCATTTGCAGATAATAAAGAATTTGAAACGGAAGGTGATTCTATTCTTGATTTTTCAGAATCAAATCCATTCGGTGAGGTAACTTAATGTTTGGTACTTATTTTTATAATAAGAATATAAGAAATATTGTTATATTATTTGGTACAGTATTTAATGATATCATTGTAAGACGCGTCAATTCGTCTAATGTGACTCAAGAGGAGTTTAGAGTTCCTATAGCTTACGGTCCTGCTGAGAAGTTTCTTGTAAGATTACGAGAAGCAACAGATATCAGTAAAGGTAAAGTAGGCCTTACGTTACCACGAATGTCATTTGAATTTACTGCGATCAATTATGATTCTACAAGAAAGTTGGTAACAACTAAGCAATTTAAAAAAACACATGCTTCTGATAATACTAAATTAACTACAATTTATACACCCATACCATATGATTTTGATTTTACTTTAAGTGTAATGGTAAAAAATTCTGATGATGGTACACAAATACTTGAACAGATTTTACCATATTTTTCTCCTGCATATCAAGTAACAATGAATGAGATGAGTTCAATGGGTATTAAAAGAGATATACCAATTATTTTTAGTGGGTTGTCTACGGAAGATAGTTATGAAGGAGATTTCTTAACAAGACGAGCTCTTATACATACATTGACATTTACTGTTAAAGCATATCTTTACGGTCCGACAAAAGATGTTAGTATTATTAAAGAGGTGGATGTTAATAAATACAATGCTACTGACTCAACAACAAAGGTTAGTAATACTGATGTTAAACCTGACCCATTATCAGCAGATCCTGATGATGCTTATGGATATACAACAACACATACAGATAATTTTTAAGGAGTAATAAATATGGCATGGGTAAATATTGCTAAAACAGGAAATCTATGGGCATACGAAAATACTGCCACGGCCGCTCATACATATTCAGATGCAAATGGGTCTTATTCAGGTGGTATAAGAACTTTTGATCCACCCGGAGCTACACCAGCTCAAGAAACTTATGTAAGATGTAGAATGGTTGCTGATTCAATAGAGCGTGGTGAACTTTCTAAAACTTTCTGGGATGCACAATAGAGGAAAACTATATGAAGAAATCAACTGTTGAAAAATTAAATAAAGTAATAGATGTAACAGGAGAGTTGATTCCAGTTGAAAGAATAAAAAAAGAAAAAGCACCAGCAGTAGAAATCACTACGACTGATTTAACTTCTGACTATGATTTTTCACGAGGTCAATACCATAATCTTATAGAGAAAGGTAACGAGGCTCTTGAAGAATTACTTGCTGTTGCAAAAGAATCTGAATCAGCAAGAGCTTATGAAGTAACTGCACAGCTGGTTAGAACTTTATCTGATACAACCAGAGAACTTTTAGAATTACAGAAAACAAAAAAAGAAATTGAGAAAGATGTAAAAGATCCTCATACTGTAAACAATTCTTTGTTTATCGGAAGCACAAAAGAATTACAAGATTTATTAGTAGGGAAAAATAATGGCAAAGGATAATAGAAATGATTCGTACTTAGGTAATAGACTATTAAAGCCGACTAATGTTAATCAACAATTTACCAAACACGAAGTTGAAGAATATGTAAAGTGTCGTGATGATATTGTTTATTTTTTAAAGAACTATGTTCAGGTAATTCACGTTGATAAGGGACTGGTTCCTTTTAATCTTTATGATTATCAAGAAGATTTAATTAATACTTTACATGACAATAGATATGTTATTGTAAAGAGTGCTAGACAATCTGGTAAGTCTGTAACAAGTCTTGGTTATATTTTACATTATGTATTATTTAACAAGACAAAGATAGTTGGTATGTTGGCCAACAAAGCATCTACATCAAGAGAGTTGCTTGGAAGATTACAGACAGCTTATCAACATCTACCAAAGTTTTTACAACAAGGTATTGTTGAGTGGAATAAAGGAAACTTGGAACTAGAGAATGGTTCTAAGATTATAGCTTCTTCCACATCTTCATCTGCAATTCGTGGTTATAGTTTTTCATTATTGTTCTTGGATGAGTTTGCATTCGTACAAAGAACGATTGCTGATGCATTTATCAAATCAGTTTATCCTACGATTTCATCTGGTAAAGACACTAAGATTATAATGGTATCTACTCCAAATGGTTTTAACTTATTCTATAAGTTCTGGAATGATGCTGTAGAAGGTAATAACCAGTTCAAGACATTCAAGATTCATTGGACTAGTATTCCAGAACGAGATCAAGAATGGCGTAGAAAGATTATCTCTGATATTGGTGAAGAAGCATTTCGTCAAGAGTATGAAGCAGACTTTCTGGGTTCTTCCAATACTCTTATATCCTATGAGAAATTACAAGAGTTATCTTATAGCTCACCAGTATGGTCAAAAGAAGATTTAGATGTTTATGTAGAACCCGAAAAAGAAAAGTTATATACAATCACAGTTGATACAGCTCGGGGACAGGGACTAGATTATTCCACATTTACAGTATTTGATATATCTGAGGTGCCATATAAGATAGTAGCCAAATATAGAAACAACATCATAGCACCGCTGCTTTTTCCAAATATTATAAATACTATAGGAAAGAAGTATAATGATGCTTATGTTTTAGTAGAAAGTAACGACATTGGAGCTCAAGTAGCCGATGTTTTACATCATGATTTAGAGTATGAAAATCTATTAACAGTATCATGGTACGGTAGACATGGCCAACAAATATCAAGTGGCCATCGTGCAGATATCTCTTATGGAGTAAGAACAACTAAACAAGTTAAAAAGATAGGTTGTTCAAATCTAAAGAGTTTGGTGGAAGAAGATAAGTTACTTATCCCAGATTATGATATTATATCTGAACTTACAACTTTTGTAACGAATGGTGATACATTTGCTGCTGAAGATGGTTCTAATGATGATTTAGTGACTACATTAGTTTTGTTTGGTTGGTTGGTAGATCAATCATATTTTAAAGAATTGAGTAATCAGAATATACGGGAAAAATTATATCAAAATAAAATGGATACTATTGATGATATGACTACCCCTTTTGGTATTATTGATGATGGATTGAATGATGTGTATGAAAGAGATGCTGAAGGCGATCTCTGGAAAACAGTACATACGTTTAACAAGTAAAATCTATATCAATATTAAGAATGTAAAAGGAGAAATCAAATGGCTTTTCAAGTATCACCAGGAATTAATATTTCCGAACAAGATTTAACAACTGTCGTACCAAATGTTGCAACAACGATTGGTGCCATGGCTGGTGGATTCCAATGGGGTCCGGTTCTGGAAAGAACACAGATAGGAACAGAAAACGATTTAGTAGATATATTTGGTAAACCAGATGCAACTACATTTGAATGGTTTTGGACAGCTGCAAATTATCTTGCTTATGGCAATAATTTGTGGGTTGTTAGAAATGTAGGAGCAACAGCACGCAACGGTGTTGTTGGAGATAGTGATGCAGGAACGGCTGTTGCTGTAAATAATAAAGATGCATATGATTCAGTTACATTTACGGATCAATTATTTGTTGCAAAATATCCTGGCGCATTAGGTAATAGTTTAAAAGTAGAGGCTATTGATGCTAATGGTTGGGCAGATGCCACAGTTAATGCAACTTTTCTTGCAAACTTTGATAGAGCTCCTGGCACATCAACTGATGTTGGCAATGCTGGTGGTGCTAGTGATGAGATGCACGTTATTGTTATTGATGAAGATGGACTTTGGACAGGAACACCTGGGTATGTTTTAGAGAAACATGCTTTTGTAAGTAAAGCATCTGATGCAAAGAAAATTGATGGTTCAAGTAATTATGTTGTAAATGTTATGCGTAATGAATCTAAATATGCATATGTTGGATTAGTAACAGAATTTACTGCCAATGCAACTGGTGCAGGTGGAGATGCTGGTGACACAAAGGCGGGCACAACTTTTAAAGAGTTTAATAGTGCAACTGCTTCTGAATCAGTACCAGGTGGTTCAATGACAGGTGGTGTTGATGATAACACACAAACAGATGCACTTCTTCAAACAGGGTTTAACTTGTATATTACTCCAGAAGTTGTTGACATTACTTTAGTGTTAGGTGGTGCTTCTTCTACAACGACAGGTCGTTGGATTGTAGATAGTATAGCTGAAACACGAAAAGATTGTATGGCATTTGTTTCACCATTAAGAGCATCTGTTGTTAATAATTCTGGTTCTGAAGTTTCAGCACTTACCACAGATAATACTGCTCTTGGTTCTTCCAGTTATGCAGTAATGGATAGTGCATGGAAATATCAATATGACCGATATCGAGATGTATTTATGTATGTTCCGATGAATGGTGATATGGCAGGACTATGTGCAAG